TGGATAATCTTTTGTTATGAGAGATTCATAATCGTTAACCGTAACGCAACGATGTTGTGAGGTGTAATAGTATGGAGCACGGAAGCGGATAGCCTCGATGTCCTCTTTATCGGTTCCACCATATGAACCTTGTGTGACCGTGACTTTGACATTATTTTTAAATAAACCGGCAATCGAATCTGTGAAAATAAATTTCTGAATTCCGTTGGCAGTCGAACCAACCGTATCAAGATAAGTAACCTGTATAATATTTCCGTTTGCAGGTTTTTGACCTAATACATCATCACCAAAATAAATTGTATAGTTTAGGTCCTGGTCTTCCTCAAGAAAATAAACTTTAGAGTTTGCCTGAATTTCTGTTAAGTCTTGCGCCAAGAAAAATTGAGCCGTCTGTGTGTTTGATGATGACTCTTGTACCGTAACAATTAATGAATCGGTATCAACGTTAGCAGAAGGAATCTGATATCGGCCGGTGACATTGTTAGCATCTACAACATACTGATGAGTTATAACCTCACCTTGCTTGATAACAACGTTGGCGAATGTAAATGAACCGTTTACCTTAAATGCGGTATTGGCATTAATAGTAGAAAATGGATAATTTGTACCGTCAATATCTGCACCCATAAGTCTGGTGTATTGGTCTAAGACAATATAACTTATGCTTTGATTTTCGGTATTTTCTGGTGTGACTTTAATATCAATTAAAGATTGAGCACCGTGTGCTGAGTTTGGAACATAATTGATTATTTTAGCATGTGAAAGGATGTTCTTACGGTCTTGAGCGGTATCAAGGAATGCTTCGTTCGCAATCATGTTTAGATAGAAAGCATTATAATAGGTATTGTATGCGAGAACGTCCAGTAGAACGGACATACCAGAACCTTGGAAATTATAATCACTAAAAACTGATTGATTCTGTAAATATTGAATCAGATTATTCTTAATGGAAGAAAAGTCTAATTCTGTGACTCTAAGTGAAGTATTTCCAGTGGCCATTTAGCGGATTCTCTCTAAGAATAATGTTGATGTTACAGGTAAATTTCTGTTTAGTATTATGTATTGTATCGTAACGGTAAATCCGTTTTGGTCCGAATTATTAACAACCGCAACATCTTGTAAACTAACTCTGGGTTCAAAGTTATTTATCACAGCTGAAATGGCGTATTTTAGGTACACGGTTGTCAGTGGAGTGTCCAACTCAAACAACAATGCATTAACGTCCGAACCAAGAGTAGATTGAAACTTTCTTTCGTAATAATTGGTTAATATCAGATTACGGACAGACCTTTTAATATCTTGATTTCCGTATAATATATTAACATCGCCTGTCGAAGGATTCATGGCAAAATCTAGGTCCAAATCGGAATAATCTGGATTTCTATTTACATTTGTAATCGTGGCCATGATAGTCCTTTTAGCGTTTCCTTATTTAGCTCACTGCCAGCTGTTTATCTCACTACTGGCATCTGGTTCTTCAGTAGGTTGGTCCGCTTTGGTTCCCTGTAGTGTAGGTACTTCAGCAGCATCACCAGACTGGCCAAAATCAAAGTTTAGTTGTAGTCCTAATGCTGATATAATAGAACCAATGCCGCCATTTAGATTTAACAAACCACTCAAAGCATCCACATTAATACCCGCGCCTTGACTAACCATACTCAAAATACCACCAAGAGCATTAATGTTGGTTGACTGGCCAGCAAAAGTAGCAGCACCAGAAGGTGCTCTCATATCCATAGAAGCACCAGCGGTTGCTTGATAACTACTCTGTGCGCTATGTATAATGTTTTGTGATGCCTGTTGCTGAATAGAACCTCCCTGCGCCTGCGCGGAGATGTTACCACCTGTCGAACGGACATTATAATTTTGTGCTACCTTTGTGGTCATATTGCCTGTGCTAACCTCATGGTTGTAATCCGCTTGTTGAGTCTTAACTTTAACACCTTGCTGAGTAACTTGTACCTGGTGTATAGGTTGTGAACTCTCACCTGAACCTGCGCTGCCAAATAGGCCGTTAAAGTCATTCTTACTTTCGTGCCACATTTTGTTCGCACTTGACATAACCATATTTGCACCATCACCAAGAGCATGTAGTCCAAAATCACCAGACGCAGAAACAATTTGAACTTTACCTTTACCAGTGGATGCAATAGAGGTATCACCTTTTGATAACATACTTTGAGCACCACCAGAGTTCAAAGTATAACTACCTTCAACTCTTTTATTGACGGTCTTAGCGGTGGTATCCATTGTACCACGAACAGAACGATTTAGGTTTTTCGCGGTCATATTCATATTACCTAGAACGGTTAGGTTATAATCTTTATGAACCGTCACGTTATAATCACCATAGCAACGGAGCGAAGTATCACCTTTCACGGTAATATCGGAAGCACCAGAGATGGTGACACGTTCTTCTCCTAACACGACCTCATATTTACCATTATGAGTTGTTATTAACATGCCGCCATCTGGCCGCATTTGAATAGCACTACCAGAACGATGTTGTATAGTTACGGTTTCATTACCCTTTGAGTCATCCATAATAAAGTTATGGCCCGACCTGGTTTTGTGTGACCAGTAGTTTGGATACTGGCCGCCACCGTCCATGGCGCGAGCATCTTGGCCTACTTCATACTGACGAGGAGTGGTTTTACCTTCTTCATTTGTATTGAACATACTATCAATTGCTGATGATACACTACCAACTAAATCTACCATTTTATAATTCCTTTATGGCGATACTTGTTTTAAACTTGTTGTTATGTCTTGACCATTAATGGTACTTTTATTTACTTGACTTTGCTTTTGCGAGTCCTGCTGTTGTGTTAGTTTTTTATGCATCTGTGTAGCATTTTGCTCTTGCTGCATAGAAAGACGTTTCCACATATCTTGTATTGTCTTTTGTGCGGTACCAAAGATTTGTCCAAGACCTTGTGAACCAGAACCACCGCCTGAACCGCCACCTGAACCTCCACCACCGGAAGAAGGTGGTGCTGATGATGCGCCGCTTGCATAGTCTGTATTTGCCATGCTATCGGCAAATTCCATTTGTGAATTTGCATTTGCATAAGTGACAGTTATTGTGCCGTTATAATCAACCTCTTGTAGTGCGGTACCCCAGGCATTTTCAATCTGTATAACAACATTATCTAATGCCTCACGACCCATAATGGTTGTGTCCCATTGTAATCTATTCATAACACTCATTAGGTCATCTATTGATTTAACTTGGCCTAAAAGTTCGTTGGCATTTTGTAAGTAAATGCCGTAGTGAACAACACCACCTGTCACATAACCAACACCATTATCGGTTTCATGTCCCTGTATTAGATTACTAAGGCTGTTTAATGCAGTAGACATGTTTGGTGTTAGACCACTATTAATTTCATCCCAATAACTCTGTCCGTTGCCTAATCCACCGGCCTGTGCCATGTTAGCACCACCAGTTCCACCGCCTTTACCATTTTGTTGGAGACCTTTAAACATCTGTGCAAGGGACATAATCTGACCTGGCAACTGTTGCATCAATTGCTGTGTCATCATTTGGTCGTTTGTCTGTCTTGCTGTAGGAATGTTAGGTATAGATGGTAATCTAAAACCAGACATATCAAATAGAGCACCGTGATTTGGTAGACCATCAAGGGCACCTAAACTATGTTGAGTTCCCTTTTCTTTGATGGTGCGAACATTGGCACCTCTTTGAGTCGATTCCTGTATTTGTGGTGGTATATTAACATCGATTGTTTGGTTGATAAGTTCTCTTATTGCGCCGCTCATCAAGTCTTGACCACCGCCAGCGGAGGTCGTTCCATTACCATTTCTCATAGCATTAGCAAGGCCTAGAATAACGCCGCCGTTTTGTCCTAATCCTTTTAGAACATAGACCATCGCTCCTGGGTCAAGACCACCAGGAAATTGTTGTTGGCCTGATTGTGTTGGATTAATTGCAGAACCCCAGAATCCAAGGTCTTCATTACTAACATCAGGTCCATGGTTCAATGACCTTGTTGACATGTTGCTGTTATGAGTTTCATCACTCTTTGGATCTACGACAAAATGGGGTTGAATTGTAAATTGGTCTAGATTTGGATTTGCCATTATATTATCCTTGAATTTCCAGTTATACAATCAAGTGTCGTGGTCGCATAACCACCTAATTGTATGTTGTGCTTCAATGCTACAACTAGATAAGACCCTGAACCATACATCGGAGTGCTTTTATTTTTTCCCTTGCCAGTCCACTTAAAATCAATAATCTGTCCGACATG